AGACCCAGAATTGTAATAGGACAAATTCAAAAAATCATAGTCTAAAGTGAGGTGATAAATATGGCATATGTGCCCAAACAATATACAGATGATGACATTCGTAACATGAAAAAAGTAACAACGCAAGTTGCTGCAGATTATTTAGGAATAACAAGGATGGCCGTTTGTTGTGGAATGAGATACGGAAAGGTGCCAATTGGGAGTGCCGTAAAACCAGAAGGACAACGTATCTATAGTTATCATATTGTTCCGGAAAGGTTAATTGCTTATAAGCATGGCACTTTAATAGAAACTCAATACCAACAATTAGATGAACAAATGCATAAATTAATTGAGCAAATGCAAATGTTGAGGGCGGATGTCAATAATCCAAAAATCTGAAATCTCTAAAAGAAAGGACGTGAAACGATATGATTGCGGACATGCTGTACATAGGAGGTCTGATAGGGAGCCTGATCGTAATAGGGTTTGCGGTATATCCAATGGCCTGCGTGATCGAAGCAGTCAGCAGACAAAGAAAAAAGCTCCGTCAGGTGCGGGAACACCAGGACGAAGCACGCGACCGAAATCGCATAGGAAATTTAACTTACCCATATGATACACCAGAAAGGGGGAAAATGTCAAGTGCTGGAGAGGAATAATGTGGGATTTAGTACATACAGCGACGGGGTGCCGGGAGTAACAAAAATATATTGCTGTTCCTGCGATGACATCATCGAGGAAGGGGAAGGATATATCAACATGAACAATAACCTCTATTGCCGAAAATGCTTTGACGTGTGGGTGATGGAGCATATAGAATACAACGGATAGGAGAGAATGAAATGAATGATTTTTTAGTACCATCCAGCCAGAATACACTGGGAATGAGTGAAATAGAGAGCCGTCAGTTAGCCGAAATGAAGAGCAAGATTTTTCTTGCGAAGCAGTTTCCAAGAGACGAGGAAGCAGCCCGTCAAAGAATTTTGAACGCATGTAAAAGTAAGAAGCTTGCAGAACAGGCAACCTATTCTTTTAAACGCGGCACATCAGAGGTCAAGGGTGCCAGCGTTAGACTGGCGGAAGTCATTGCCCAGCATTGGGGCAACTTCACCAGTGGGATCACAGAGCTGGAACAAAGAGACGGGGAAAGCACTGTAAAAGCATATGCCTGGGATTTGGAAACAAATTTCAGCGACGAAAAGATTTTTACAGTTAGGCATGAACGAACATCCTCCGGGAAAACGTATAAACTCAAGGATCCCAGAGATGTATATGAAATGGTAGCCAACCAGGGCGCAAGAAGAAAACGGGCGTGTGTTTTCGCTGTCATTCCTCAATATATTGTAGAAGAGGCAGTGGAAGCTTGTGAAAAAACGCTTGTAAACGAATTAACCAATAAAGGAAAAAAGACCATTGAAGAAACTCGCCAGGATATGTTAAACGCTTTCATAGGGCTGGATGAACGGATCACAAAAGAGCATTTGGAAACCGTCACGAATAAAGAGTTTTCCAAGTTTGGGCCAAAAGATATCGTAAAGCTCCGCAGTCTGTATAACGCGGTAAAGGAAGGGTTCGTAAAAACAGGAGAGATATTCGGATTTGATCAGCCCGGATCAACTGCAGAGATGAATGAAGAGGAACATGAAGCGCTGGAGCAGCTTAATTTAGAATTAGGTGGCGGAAATGAAGCTAAACAGGGATAACTACTACACCTCAGAAGCTGATTGGGAATATATGAGCTGTTCGCAGTATCAGGGCTTTCTGGAGTGCGAGGCCAAACAGATGGCAAAGCTGGAAGGACGTTGGAAAGGAAAGGATAGCGAGGCATTTCTTGTCGGAAATTATTTTCATTCCTACATGGAATCCCCGGAAGCCCACGAGCAGTTTTGCGGGGAACATTTTGACGATATCTTTAAAACCCGGATCGACAAAAAAACAGGTGAGATTATTATAACCGGGAAATATGCCCCATACATAAAAGCAGATGAAATGATTGAACGCTGCATGAAAAATGAACTAGTTAGGCGGTTCTATGATTGGAATGGAGAGGTAGAAAAGATCGTCACAGGAAAACTGTTTGGGGTTCCATGGAGGATTAGGATGGACAAGTATTTCCAGGATCGGAATATAATTCTGGATTGGAAAACAACCCAGAATATCCGGGAGTTGAAATACAACCCGGAAACCAGACAGAGAGAAACCTTCTGCGAACTGCATGGATACCTTTTCCGCGCCGCAGTTTATGCTGAGATTGTGAAACAGAACACCGGACAGAAATACGATCCGCAGTTTATTATCGCTGCAGTATCCAAGCAGGATTTCCCGGATTTAGCGGTTATGTCCTTGAACCATCGTTCTGAATGGGATTACCAATTAGAACGGGTAAAGCAGCATATTCAACATATTCAGGAGGTAAAAGCACACCGCCAGGCAGCGAGGCGATGTGGTGAATGTGATTATTGCCGCGCTACAAATCGGGTCACAAGAATTATACCATATTATGAGTTGAAACCAGAGTTTCGCACGGAGTATGAATACGATGATTTACCTGAGATATAGGAAACGTGGAGAAAGCTACTGCGAGGAATGCGGGGCGGTTTTAAAATGGGTATATGACGGAATTAGCTGGATACCCTGCGACGCGGAACCAGTTTTGATCTATCCAGGTAAAGGAGATTTTACAGCAGTATATAAACGGGAATTGATCAAGGACGCATTATTCTATAAGCCGGGAATGCAATTCGAAGAACGTCCGGTATATGGGCTTTCTCCACATATTTTCAATTGTAGAAAGGAATTAAGATAGAGATGAACCCAATCACAGAAGGAACCCGGCGGGAAAGCTGGGAAGAAATCCAAAAGAGCGGAAAGGGCGAAACGCTCAGGAGGAAAATACTGCAGGCATTAAATGAGCATGGAAGAATGACGGTCAGAGAATGCGCGCTGGCAATCGGGCTTCACAGCCGGGGAGATATCCATCCCCGTATGACGGAGCTGGCGGATTTAAAACTGGTCTCGGTTGTCGGAACCGCCAAAGACCCGGTTACAAAACGCACTGTATCCGTTTATGAGCTTGTGAAAAAGGAGAATGAAGTATGTTAAATAAAGAACGATTTATGGATATGGTATCTATGAAATTCGATGGGTACACTTTACAAGAAATAGGAAATAAATATGGGGTTTCAAAACAATATGTGCAAGAATCATTTTCTTCTTTTTTTACACCAAATAAAGATGCCGTAAGAAATTGTATCTATCCAAATTTAAAAAAACGGTGTCTGGAAAACAAGATATCTGTGAAACAGCTTTCGGAAATGACAGGAGTAAATCATACTACAATAAGAGATTTTTTTAAAGGAAAACGGATCCCTAAAACAAAAACAATATTGAAAATGTCAGAGATTACAGGGTTAACAGTAGAACAGATGTTGTCACTGGAGGAGGAAAAGCCATGTTAAATAAAGCAATCTTAATGGGGCGGCTCGTTGCTGACCCGGAACTGAGACAAACGGCGAACGGTGTCTCGGTAACAGGTTTTCGCATTGCGGTGAACCGTACATATGGCTGGGAACAGACAGACTGGATCGATATTGTGGCCTGGAGACAAACAGCAGAATTTGTAAGCAAGTACTTCCAAAAGGGAGACGCAATCATTGTAGAAGGCTCCATCCAGACCAGAAACTACGAGGACAAAAACGGTAACAAACGGACTGCCGTAGAAGTAGTGGCTGATCAGGTTCATTTTGCGGAAAGCAGGAACGCGCAGAAATCAAGCACGGAGAGTATTCCCTTAGCGGGAGAAACAAAGCAATCAGAACCAGGCTTTTCCGTTGGGAATATGGATGATTATGAGGAACTGGATACCGACGACGGCGATCTCCCGTTTTAAGGCGGTGAAAGCGTGAATTACATAACCGAAATCAAGGCGTTTTACGACCGGCTGGAAACAAATCCTTTGCCCTCACCTGCGATTGCTTTATGGCATGCACTAATGCATACGGCAAATAAAACAGGTTGGCAACAAGAATTTACAGTAGCTGTGTCAGTCCTAACAATGAAATCAGGATTAAACGACCAAGCGGTAAAAAGAGCGCGAAACAAGCTGAAACAATCCGGTTTAATTCAATGGGAGCCACGCGGAGGAAATCAATCTGCCGCTTATCAGATGAAAAGCCTTGCGGTACAAAATGAGGTTCAAAATGTACCGCAAAATGTACCACAGCATGAACCGCAATATGACCCACAAAGTGAACCCATTAATAAACGAAACGAAACTAAACGAAACAGTAATATAACGCGCGTGCGCGCGTATTACGAAAATCATATCGGAGTATTAAATAAAACCATCAGCACCTCCCTAGAGGGGTATCTTGACAGGATGGAACCGGAAGTGGTTGAAAAAGCGATTTCCATCGCGGCCAGGAAAGGCGTATCTAACTGGAAATACATCAGCACAATCCTGTCTGACTGGATGGAAAAACAAATCCTGAAAGCGGACGATCTGAAAAAGCTGGAGAAAAAAGCCGGGAATGGTACGTCTGATATGCCGGACTGGATGAAACAGGCAGTGGATGAAGCAGAGGTAGAGGAACGATGAAAAAAAACGAGGCGGCAAAGCTGATCAATGACCTGATGACCTATTACGGAACAAATAAAGAAAACTATCAAAGCGTGTGGGAGCTTTATCTTTCTATGTTCTGCAAGTGTCCCGCTTCAAAGGCAAAGCAGCTTTTTAACCGCATTGTCAAAACCTTTAAATTTTTCCCTAAAGTGGCAGAGCTTGATTTTATTGAACGAGAGATGTCACCGCAGGCAATGCAGAAAGTGGAAAACAGCGAGTTTTGCTTTGCCTGTAAAAATTCCGGGATTATCCTGTACAAACGCAAAGTGAAGTCTATGGGAGATATTCCGATTGAATATGAATTTACAAGCCGGTGTCCCTGCTGTAAGAAAGGGAAACAATATATGGATTTCCCATCCTATGATCAAATTGCCCAGCCGTATGAACTTGCGGATTTGATCGAGTACAACCGGAGACTGCTTCGTCCCACACAGGAGGAATTGGCTGAAGCACAAAAGAAAGTGTTTGAGTATGCAGGAAGTGACTTTGAAATATAGCTATACCATCCCGGAGGTGCCGCCAAGCAATAACCGGTATATCGGGCGGATGAACCGGTGGGGCTACCAGGAGGAGAAGAAACGCTGGGCAGAACTGATCCGGTACTTTTGCAGGCCAAAACCAAAGAAACCGCTCAGGTCTGCAAGAGTAACGCTGCGGTATTATTTCAAAACGAAAGTAAGGCGCGATCCTGATAATTATGCTGGAAAAATGATCCTTGACGGGCTGGTACATGCCGGAATACTGGAAGATGACAGTTTCTCCTGCATTGAGCTTGTCCTTCAGTGCGGCGGGTATGACAGCAAAAATCCCAGGACGGAAATCGAGGTGTTAGAACGATGAGACGAGAGAAAAAGACGATAGAAGAAATCAGGGAGAGCACCAGGCAAATGATATTAGACCGGTGGGAAGCAAACCTAAATATTGACGCAATAGCCGGAATTGTCAGGTTTTGGGAAGGTGTGACGGATGAAAACGCAAAGCAGCTTACCCAGGCAGTCATTTTGGAGAGCATGAAGAGAAACAGGGAGAAAAGAAAATGAATTATGAATTAGAAAATAAGGTCACGCATTTAGAGGCGGAAAACGAAGGATTAAGGAAATTAGTCCAGGGAAAGAATGAACTATTAAAAAAGGCGTTGGAGGAGAATGACAGTCTGCGTTCCAGGATCTCCATGCTGAAGGGGGAACAGTCATGATTGATACGGTACTAACCTTCCGGGCAAGGGAGGACGAGCTTGCCGGGCTGAAGGAAACCGTCCGGCTGTACCGGGATATCATCCTGCGGCTGGAGGAAGAAAATCAAAAGTTGAGGGATCAGGTAAATGACGAGAGAGCAAATTACAGAGGAAATTAAAATCTATCAGGGATTAAGCCGGATTTATCTGATCCTTGCGGAGATTTGGGAGCAGGAACAGAACAGCCGGAAAGCTGTCCGGGAGAGCAAGCGTTTAGAATACATACAGAAATCTCAGGAAGCAAAGGAGAAAGCCCACAGGCGGTTTTTAAAGTTCAAGGCGATTTACTTTGAGGGTAAAGATTAAAACGCCTTAAAACAACTTAGATTTTGTGATATGAGGGTGTTGGAAATGAAAAAATATGAATTAACAACCGATACAAAAATAGTTTTAGGAAAAAAACTATTCCGAATTAAAGCATTAATTTCATTTGGAAACGTAAAAGCCGGAGATTTAGGCGGGTATGTTGAAAGCGAAAATAATTTAAGTCATGACGGCAATGCTTGGGTGTCCGGCGATGCTAGGGTGTTCGGCAATGCTAGGGTGTTCGGCGATGCTAGGG